CGTCCAGTAAGTTCAATTTACGAATAAGACGTTGCATAGTAGAATTCGGTTCATTCATAATAGCATAAAGCGGATTCTCGACTATTGCCACTGTCTTCTTTGGTAAAACAACTCGCTCTTTAAGCCCAGTTGTCTCATTAAAAACCATAAGGCCAACCGAATAAGGATACCACTCGATAATCTTACCCGTTCTTAACTGCGTTATGTCATAAGATCCGGTTAATCTCGGGTTCATCGTGGTTTCCACAGGCACAATAGCCACACAACCATCATCAAACATGGACTGAACAACATCTTGCATAAATGCGCGGCCTGTTTGGTCCACGTTAGCTTCAAGTGTCAAACACGTATTAAGACCAGAATCGATAACAGAAGTGAATCTTCCATTCTCATCCAGCCTAACATGCTCAATGGTTATTGCTGCGCAATCAATCGATATTCTGTTGTATACACTTGTTATGATCGACTTCTCGTTTCCCCTCGTAAATCTCATACGATCCGGACGATAAGAAGATACATAACCAATGTTTGTATACTGATCGGGAGGATCCCGATTCATGAAAGCATTCCAGGCATGCTTAAGCCTATTGGAAAATGTCTCGGGCATAGGTTACCTCCCTGGAAATATTAATTATTTCTTACGTTTCTGATTTGATTGACTACTTTGAGAAGCTTTTTCGTTTTCCATCCTAATCGTTATATTTATATGGATCGTATGTAGTATTTACTGCTTTAGCACTCAGCGCGTTCATACTATAATTAAATGAACTAAATGAAGCATCCGCAAACTGTTTGCCTCGAGAAATCTGCTTCTGGCTCAACGAAGAAGCAAGATTATCACCATATCTACGTTCCATTTTGTTATAAAACTTATTTGCCTTATTAATTGCTCTGGTGAGTTTGGTATTCGCTTTATTAAGCTTACTTGCAGACTTTGAAACTTTCTCTTCCGATCTAAAGAATGTTTTACTATTCTCCTTCGAAAACTTATATGCACGCTTCGCCTGTTTCTCTTGCCGTCTTATTACTTTATCCTGGAGTCTATCCAGCTTGGACGAATCTTTATTTATTCGAGCTTTTCCTGCTTCAGTCAAAGTACCGTCTTCATTCTGATAGCGTCTTACTCCCCATTTCTGGCCGAGAATGCCATGATGAGATAGTTCATTACTGTATTCCATAGTCCATTCCCCTGTTGTCAATTCTATCGTACATTCGCAAGCTCTTCTTTATAATATTTATTGTACAGTCTCTTTGCTTCCGTATTCCCATCTTTTGGAGTAAATATCGCTGTCATTGGAAGATGCATAGCAGCAGTCATGCCAACTGAAAGCGCAGTCATTGCTCCAGCAGCAACCCAATCGCTAATCTTGGTGGTTTTTTCAAACACCATTTTAACGTTATCTTGACCTAGTTTATTAGCTGCAGATTTAGACAATTTCAGATCTTTGAAAGAAATATCTTTCACTTTTTCTTGTCCATACTTTTCTATAAGATTTGCGCAATGTTTCTTAACTTCCGCTTCTTTTTCTTTGTAATCTTTAGCTAATCGCATTGCTGTCGTTTGAGCAGCCGTAGCCTTTTCATATGCTCGTTGTGTACTTCGCTTTTTTGCATCTGGATCTTTTTCAAACTTTTTCGAAGCCTTATCCTCAAGTTTCGCTGCTCGGTTCATAGCTCCGACAGTTGCTATACCATATATAGTAGCTTCTCTTCCTTTATTGTACGCATCTTTATTATCAGATTTCAGTTCTTTGTAATAACGTTTACGGCCATCTGCCGTCAATGTACCATCAGCATTCTGAAACCGTCTTACGCCCCATTTCTGACCGAGGACGCCATAATGATATAGTTCGTTATTATAATCCATAGTTTATCTGTCCTCTGATCATCTAAATTTTTTTGTGACTTCGCGAATTTCTTCTTGGCTCACCCCGTTAAGGGACATATCAGTTACCTGATTTGACAATCTTCCTAGTTGTTTCTGTTTACTATCGCTAGACTTCTGAGATGCTTTATGACGATTATAAGCATAGAGGCCTGCTCCAACTGCTACAGCACCCAAAGCAACGGCTCCTCCTAATCCTGCCATACCGCTTGAATACAGACTCTTTGCTAGTGTCGCTCCAAACTGTGAATTCATCAAGTTCCCAACTGCTGCTTTCGCAGATTCACTAATTGTAGAACCGGCTAAATTCTGTCCAAGAACTTTCTGAATTTGAGAACTCGCGTAGCTCAACGGATTATTAGCCAATTTATCTGCACCGTATTTTTCTAAAAATTTAGTAGCAACAGTCCTATACTTATCATTGCCAACTGCTTTGATGTAATTCAAATAAGAAAGGTCCCGAGCTTCTGCTAAGGTTCCAAGACTTTTAATCCCTAAGGCTGCAGCAGCAGTTCCTGTAGTTGTTGCGGCTAATCCACCAAGCTGTGCTTTAGAGTCCATCTTCTCTTCAAAATTTTCTTTATTCCCATAACGTTTTCTGCCGGCTTCAGTCAAAGTACCGTCTTCATTCTGATAGCGTCTTACTCCCCATTTCTGGCCAAGAATGCCGTGATGGCACAAGTAATCATAGTCGTAGTCCATGTTGCATCATCTCCTTAATTAGTCTTTATAAGCAATGTTCTTCTTTGTATATGCAACACGTCCGCTTGCATATACGCCATTCTTCACTTTACGCATATCATAGCCTTTATCTGCTATTCCAGGGGTGATACCCATCGATCCACGGTTTGCAACATACCTAATTACTCGTCCAGATGGTACCTCAATATCCCCGATTTTCTTATTAAATAGATCGGCTAATTTTCTATTATAGGCGTTCATGTACGAAGAACTGATCTTGCCATCCTTGTTGTACTTTCTAATATTAGGCGTGACCTCAGTACGGAGATAGTTGTTCAGCTCTTTCTTAACCGACTTGTACACTCTCTTATGAATTCGCTTGTCTATTTTAGAAGCGAGCTTCAACTCTTTTTTATCAAGACGTTTCTGCCCAGCAGGGGTAAGTGTTCCATCGTAATTCTGATAGCGTCTTATGCCCCATTTCTGTCCGAGGATGCCGTGATGAACTAAATAATCCCCCATTTTGATTATTCTCCTTGCTTACAATGTTTATTAGATGTATAATTAGACAACAATACTAAATGGAGGCGAAACTTATGAAACAACTTGTTAGTCTAATTCTTGCACTAGTTTTATGCTTTTCTTTAGCATGCTGTTCTTACGCGGAGTCCGAATTCAATCTAGACAACATGAGCATTGATGAGCTGCTCGAACTTAACACTGCCGTCAAATCCAAAATCGCAGAAAAATTAAAAGACATCGATCAGCCATATAAAATTATTCCTGCTGGGCGATACAACGCAGCAATCGACATAGTTGTCGGCTCATATGAAATAAGCCCAGTAGAAGAAACATGTGACTGGCAATGTGCCATTCGAGATGATACCAATCCGCAAGGCTGGCGATTCTATGGCGAAAAGATCATAGAACCCGGTTCATATCTGAGAATTCCAGTAGAAGAAAACTCATGTTTTAATATTACAACGGCATGCTACATTCGCAAATCCGAAGTAATAAACTTCGATTAATCGAACGCGTCTTTGTTAAGCTTGTATGCTATAAACGCATCCATCATAGCAGCGACATTATCGATCTTCTGCTCATGACGTTTCTTCCATAGCTTACGGTTTCCGTTCGTGTCTTCCAGAGTAATAGCATTACCCATCGCAAATGACATAAGCTCTTCATCAAATATTAAGAGTCGGTCCTCTGCAAGCTTCTTAAGCTCACCAAGAGGTACCGACTCTGTTTTTGCACCCTGTATTACTTTCTCTATTCCAAATGGTCCGTTCTCTGTTTCCCAACGTTCTACAAACGCCCTGGCATTATATGGGTCGAATCCAAAGCATCTAACGTCATACTGCATCTCGTTTATATGATTGTCGAGGTCATCGTAAACTTCTGTAAGATCGAGTAACGACCCTTCCAGTACTATTAAACTGCCTTCTCTCATAAATTCTTCGTACTTAAGCCGCATAGCAAGCGGCAGCTTACTAAACGTAAACGAAGAAATGTAGCTTCTGGTCTTAATACCGAATCTACCTCCGCCAAGAGGGAACATAAATGTAAAGGCACAAAAATCGTCACCCTGTGAAAGATCAGCGCCCATAGCACACGGCATATTCCAATAACTCTGTCTTTTGTGAGGAATAGTTTCCTCATAGGTAAAGAAGTAAGTGTAGCCCTCCATAGGGATACCAAACCGCTTGGCAAGAATGTCGTTTCGTGCTGCGGGAACTTTCTCAGCTCTTTCTACATCCAACTGATAAGTTTCGTAGCTTACTGTCTTTCCTATATTAGGATTAGCTTTAATCCACATTGCAGGATCTGCTACTTCGTCCACACTATCAAGCTTGTAATACCAAATCGAAATGTGAGGATTAACATAGTCGCCTTTTAAGATGTCCATTAGTTCCATCTTAATAGTATCGCCACTACCATTTCGAACTGTACCCTCAGAACTCATGGCTACTATAAGATAGTCGTCTACACCGCCCTTAGCTGCGCCTTGCTCAATTGCACCGATAGGATCTTCTCTAAGATCTCCGCTCAGCCATTCGTCAACCGTAGCGCATTTTACTCGAAGGCCTTGCAACTTATTAATGCTCATAGGTCTTATTTCGAGGAGAGATCCGGTCAGAAAGTTCTCAATACCTTTCTTTGTACTGGCTAGTTTTACTCGAGCAGCCTTTGAGCCAGTCGTGTTCTGCAAACTGCCCTCAGTTAAAAACTTAAATAAAGGCCCCCTTGATCTTACAATCGAAGTTCTTATTGGTGACAGTATTTCTTCAGCCTGTTTCATAGTAGGAGCGGTTGTAATTTGGTGAGTAGTAGCAGTGTCTATATTAAGAAAGTAATTTTGTATGCAAGAACCGTACATGCTCTTCGCAGCACCTCGAGCAACTATAAGATACTGTTTATTTACGAGTCTCTTTTTTATGCGCCTTGTAACATAACGGCCACCATGACCCTCGGTATAAGGCTCATATACAGTTCTTTCTACAAAATAGTACCAGCCAAATATCTGCTCAGCCCAGAGCTTAAATGTATCAAGTAGAACGAGGTCTGATCCGTCGGTCAAAGTAAGCTCATTCTCGCAATACTCAATAAATCCAGAAATAGCCTGATCATCGTAGTATACTCCAGGATTCGCTATAAGAGCATCAATACGATTCATCTCCATCGATATCTCTCTGCAAACTGGAATCTCACCACGAATCACAGCGTCTCTAAATTTACCGTAGTAAAGTGGCGTTGCAGTGTTCGAAAGTGACATTGTTTATTGCTTTTGGCCTTTCTTCTTAAATAATCCCTTTTTAGATTCGTTCTTACCATTATCTCTAGCTTTTTCAAGCTTATCCTGCTTCTGCTGCTTGTCATTGGAATTGTTATTACCAATTTTGAAAGCTTTATTCAGTTCGTTGCTCATAACATCTTCAAAGTCTTTACCTGAAAATGCAGAGATAGCAAAGGACTTACCTGCTGCCACAAGAGTAGGTTTCAGAACATCATGGACAAGCGCATTTTTAATTGGACCAGACGCTTTTTTACCTTTTTCTTGGTAATTCTTTACAAAGTTCTGTTCCATCTGGGCTCTATTATTTAAATCTTTAAGCTCCTGATCCGTAAGAAGGCTAGGCTTCATTTTAGCAAGCTTAGCTCGTTGCTTAGCTTCATTTTTTCTTTTAGCCATAGCTTCTTTCTCAGACTGCTTTTGAGCTACTTTTAGCTCTCGTTTTTCTTTTGCCTGCTGCTGTTTTGCATAACGTATTTTCCCAGCTTCAGTGAGACTTCCGTCTTCATTCTGAAAACGTCTTATACCCCACTTCATACCAAGAATCCCGCTATGCTGCAAATCGCCATCGGAACGTATGACCCTATATTCCATTTTGTTTACCTGCCATCAACATTTATCGTCTGCCATATAAAACAATAGACTTTCTCCATCAGTCTTATATGTCACGTTAAGATCACTGTCATCGTAATCACATTTTTTAGAAGATTTATTATGACTCTTCCTACTGCAAGATGACCTAGAATTAGAATAATCATCGTACTCGTCCGGATCAAAGTTTTTACTACTTTCTGCACTATACAATCGCCATTCTAACTCTTTAATGTTTTCATTAATTGCATTGGCGTGTGCTGAACTCTGTGGTGGATCAAACATCATGCGCACTTTAAGGGCAATGTAGGTCTTTACGGCTTGTATATCTGTTTTATCATCGAAGAAATCCGACCATCTAGCCGAGGCATCTTCGATCATCATAGGAGTATCCGGACCAACTCCCATCTGATGCAGAATCATCAGAACTGAATTAATGTCCATAAGAATATCTGCATCGAAGTACTCGTAATCTTCAGATATACCGAGCAATTTCTTTACCGATATTAGAATTGATTCGGACATGAGCACCTCCTAATTGTTTATTTATTCTTGGAACGTTCGTAGTTACGCCTGTCCCAATCATCCATAACTTGATTGTAAAGTTCAAAGCTACGTACACCAGTTTTGGCTTCATTATCTAGCACTTTGTTATACCATTGCTCTCCCTTATCTACAAGGGCCTTAGTTTTTGGATCTTTTTTTGCATAGTTTTCCCATACATTTAAATCCATGTCCAACGAACCTTTTGAATCTTCAACCCAACGTTTGACGAAATCCTCTCTGGTTTCATCACCAGCCAGTCCTTCTTTTACACGCCGATCGTACCGTTCGTTAGCTGTTTCAGAAGCATACTTATTATATAGTTTTTCGTCACGGTGCAATTGTTCATATCTTTTATTAATTTCATCTTCAAGATCGAGTCGCTTTTCATAGTCGTACTTTTTCTTTTGCTCTTCTGATAAAAGACCATACTTGTTCGGGTTAGTCTTTTTATCATATTGTCTTAAAGCTCGCTCATCTATGCCTTTTTTATTACCTGAATTATACCGTTTCTCTCCAGCAGGAGTGAGAGAACCATCTGGATTCTGATACCTACGAACTCCCCACTTCATTCCGAGGATACCATGATGAGCAAGTTCATTAGAAGGAATGTATTTAGAGAATCTATTTACATCACCAACAGAAATATCGCTGAAGCTTAGTCCATACTCTTTCATACGTTTAATAATAGCAGAGGCAAGTTCCTTTTCATGTTTCGGATCTACATAATTAAAAAACTTAATAGCTGATCGAACATGGTCTGCATCAGGCATTGGAAACTTCTTCTGGCTAGGAACACCATACTTTCTGTCCTGTTCATCCAAAGAACCAATTTTAACTGCTCTGTGTATCATATACTGATTCATATTACTCTTTCTCCTTTGCCTTGTTTCCATGGGCATGTATCATTTTTCTTTCTCTCTATAGGATCTTGTGGTAGCAAGTCAAAGCTGCCATAGTGAATAGCATTGTGTGTTCTATCCCCAACACAGATTAAGAACTCTGGATTCAATAAAATTTCGCGCTGGTAAATAATGTCATCTGAATCTACAGGATTCATATGATGCACTATAATTCGGCCAGCTATAGGATAGTTTGCTAATCCAAATTCGCAGCCATTATCGCGGACTATAACGCTATTTCGAACTCGCTTCCAAATTTCTGTATGATAAAAAGTTTGGTTCAAATATCTCTCGAATCCAAACGTCTCCTGACCAACAAGACCTCCGAGTTTCAGATAGTTAAATCTTTCTACTAGAGAAGGAAGCTGAATCAGTTCACTGTAAGTCTTCATCATTCTCCTGGGTACTCTGGCCGCTGTAACCTCTAAATGCCTTCATAGCATCAGCGTATAGTTCTTCGATATGCTTAGCAGATTTAAGTGCTTCGGTCTTTGCATCTAGCAACTGTGCCTGCTTAGCCATTATTTCTTTTTCTAACTTCTCTTTGGTCGAACCAAGCTTTAGATAATGCGTTATTACTTGTGAAGATGCCGTTCCATCTCTTAATTGCTGCTCCGCCAAATCAACAGCCAGTGCTATAAGTTGATTCTCTCGCGCTTCGGGAGTACCTGCAGGAGGACTTGGTAGAGTCGATTTTAACGGCTCTTTTCTAGTTTTTCCCATAGTTCTCGCCTCCTTACTCTGAGAATCAACAGGGTATTATATGACTCTCTGGAGGAATTGCTGTGGTTCGTAATATATTTCCTCCTACTTTCTATTTCATCTTGTTTTCATATATCAGGATAACCTGCTCCTGGCGAAAACTGATCATGCTCGAAGTTGCACTTCCGTCCGCATGTGCATCTTATTATTCTTGCGGGATTGTAATAAAAGCACTTTTTACAAGGGCGTTTACTTTCAATCTCTTCTATTCTGGCAAGACGCTCTTCAACTCTCTTCTTAGCGTCGCCATCTACTAATATTTGCTGTGCAAAAATACCGGCCATACTATTCATGTCTTCCTTTATGTATTATTTAAAGAATCATTTAAAGAGACGTAGGCAGAAAAGCAGAAGAAGTTTCTGTTGGTGTCATTACAATCATCTGGAGAGGAGAAAAGCAGGGTCAACCATATTTCAAGAAAAACCTACGTCCCTTTAAATAACTCTCTAAATATAATACCGAGGGAAGGATTCGAACCTTCGATCATACGATTATAAGTCGTCCGCTCAAACCTACTGAGCTGCCCCGGTAAAAACATTCTCAAAAATATCCCTCCGGAGAAATTCCGAAGAGGCCGGCGATGTAGAGGGGGGTGTATATAGTATAGGCCCCCCTCTAGGGTCACCCTAATATATAGGGGTGGTTTGGATATTTTTGTCTAAAACATTTCAAAATACTACTTATTTCTTGAAATAATTATTAAATAGTTTGAAAAGAATCATTTAAAAAAGCTTTTTTAAATCTTTTCTTTTAATTGACCCCCCTTACTTACAAACAAAAATACATTTTTTTTTGTTTGTAAAGCAACAGGATCGCTAATGCATAACTTTTCTTAGTTATTTCTTAACAAATTCGCTAACAACTAAAACAAAATTCCATTTAAACAAATCACAAAACGATTCTTAAATGCTACAAAGGTATTAGTTTGTTAAACTTTTTCTAAAAACTAATTAAAATTATTAGTTAAAAGAACAAATTTTTAAACTTTTGAACTTTAAAAGTTAATTCTTTTCAGAAAAACTATTAAAACTAATCAAGTTTCATTTCTTTTGTTTCTTTAATGAACACATTTAAAGGATCATATTTAATAATTTCGTCAATTGCACGATTAATTTCTTTCTCATTTTCGATAATTGAAAGTTGATCAGAAGTATATGCAAAACGACCAATCATTCGAGTTGCTCTATTTCCTGTATAATTCTCATAAGCTTCCCATTCATCTCGTTCATTAAAGTAACTATAAGGATTGTCTTTCGTTGTAAGAGCACTAAATAGCAATTGGAGCACCCCCTTCATCTACTTGCATGTTGTTTTCAGCACCTTGTGAACCGAATCCAACAGCAATACGATCGACGGCACCTACAGAAATACCCAAAATGTCGGCTATGGTGGCTGGGCTGTAACCTTTTTCAAGATAGTTTCGAATTCTAGCAGCTTTTGATTCACTAACTTGATTTTTGTAATCTTTAGGCATAGCTCTGTCTCTTAGCTTGTCCATGTCAGTGTTCTCAAGAATCTGTTTCAATTTATTTGCACTTATTGCGCCTGCTTGAATAGCTTCCCATTCTTCATCAGATACGTCTATACGTGCCTTCTTAGCCCCATACCGTACCCGTGCCTCTGCTAGCGCTTGGGATTTGACCTTTTTTTCATCTTCTGATGACATATTTGGATTGTCTTGCTTTTTAGTCTTGAAAATCCAGTTAGCAGAGAGCTGTGCTTGCCGTTCGCGGGGGGAGTTCTTAAGGGCGTCGTCTAATTTATTATTCAATGTCGCAATTTCATTCTGATAACGGGCAGCAGCTTCCTTACTATAGGGGGTAGGGGCGGTAGCAATTAGTTCTTTTCTTGCTCTATTAGCAAGGGCATAAAGACTATTCGCATAGTTAGCGTACGCAAGCTCTTGCTGCGTCTGATAATCTGACACCAAATATCCAGCGTCACCATACGTCTCTAGGGCGTACTGCATCTTAGAGATCTTTTGCTTCTTTACAGTAGGCTTATCCTCATATCCAACAATAAGAGGCTTCTGAATATCCATACCGGTTTTAGGGTCCTGTATGGTTATCGTTTCCTTTATTTTACGCCCATGACTGTCCTTTAAAACGACACCATTTTCATCTCTTTTATACTCGTATATGGGCTTATTATATGACTCGCCTGTTACCTTAAAGACTTTTTCACCTGTAGAAATATCAATTCCGTTTTTTACATTTGGATTGTTTGGATCGGTGTATGCTGTACGCCGTTTCGGAATATCCATAGGTGATTTTGACTTGGATATTAACGTAGATGCGCCGCCATTAGATTTTCCTTGATATTTAATATAAAGTTCTTTGACCTTATTATCTTTAGCACTCTGTCTCCAATCTAGATGATGTTTCTCAGCATCAATTATAACCATGGAGTGCTTGACTGCTCTACATATTTCATCCTCGTCTGCACCTTTAAGCGTCATATCAGTTATCAAATTGGATATTTTACCCATCTGATCCTGTTTCCTAAACCCATGCGCAGCATCAACAGGATATAAAGGAGAATTCTTATCTGTGATCTCGTACTGGTCTGTTGTAAAGTTCTCTAGCCCTTTCAACTTTGGGGTGGCTTTTATTTTGGTGCCAACGCCACCAAGTGATATCGGTATAACAAGGGCTGTATCGCCATCGAAATCTGCACCTGAAAGCTGAGAAGCGGCCTTCATGTTTATTCCGACTGCATCCGGTGCTTGTCCTATAATATCAATACCAGGTTTATATTCATTATTAACTTTCAAAACCGGTATTTCAAAGGTTCCTCCGTGCGGATGTCTAACAAGCACAACTGTATCACCAGTATGATAATTTGGCGCATAAATCTGTCCTTCAGGAATATCAGGAAGAGGCAGCAAAAGAGCACTAGTTTGTCCAGGAAGAGACTGTGCTTTCAAATGGACAGCCGAAGCATCGCAATCATCTGCGAATGACTGAAGATACTTTTGTCTGATCACCGGATTCGTGATGGCCATAATATCTTCATACTCATTCAACTTGCCTTGATAAGTAATATCCAGCTGCTGCTTGATAAGCGGAATATTCTGCTTTGAAAGAAACTGTGCAGAAAGGCGTTTCTTCCAGTTCATCCAGTCGCCTTCAGAGTTAACAATGTTAATAGCAGAAAGATGCTCTTTTCCGTCAGAACCAATATAGAATCTTTGACCGCCTTTTTCTTCTGGCTTAATCGCCGCACCAAATACGTTGTCTCTGTCTACAACTTTAATTCCATTTTCTTCTTTTGTTTTAAACTTTTTAAGTACATCTGACAAAGGTGTTCCTTCTGGATGCTTTGTATTAAAACGAACGTCAACTCCATCTGGAAGATTGTCGGAATAAATGGCCATTCCTTTGAGATAGTATTTGTCATCTACAGCAATTCTTACCTGAGCATAGTTTGATTTGCCAAGAGAAATGTCTTCTACTCCTCTTCGCAACTCAATTAGTCCATCCATTTCCGTTCCGCCAGTTCCATCTGGTTTGCCGTAGTTAATGGCTATGCGACTTGAATCTATGCTTTGAGGATAATACATTCCGTATTTAGTTCTCTCAAAACCCGGATGTTTTTCCTGAGCGGCGATAGAATATCCATCGTAATCGACAACAGATCTAATGTCTTCTAAGTTGTTAAACACATCTTTCTTGGTCACTCCCGGAGGAGCAAGAACTTTAAGGTGCGTGAATGAACCTGGATTTGTTGCCTGAGGAACAGTCAAATCAGAGAACAAAGAATATCCATTAGCCTTCAACAACTGTGCAGCTGCATTAAGGGTAACATCTGATACTCCGAGTTCTCTCTCAACACCAGCGCCAATATCCAGCATACCAACAGCATCTACCTGTTCCTTAAGTCTGAGAGCAATTGAAGATGCAGTTTTCTTACCTAATGCATTGTCCTGGGGTTTTAAATAGTTTCTGACTGTTCCTTCTGACAGGCCAAGCATTTTGCCAATAGTACCGTTAGAATATCCATGGCGCTTCAAATCGACAACTTGCGCAATGTCGTCGATTTTCTTTGCTTCTTTGTTTGTGGTTATCTTCGCTCTAAACTCTCCAGTGGACATGTTCATGTCATGAGCGATTTGTGTATTGTTCCAATCAGGATGCTCTTTCTTTATCTCGTTTAATCGAGAAGCAAAGCCTTCATCTCTTTGAAACGGATTTTTTCCTGAACCAAGCGGATATCGACCTGATCCAACAGGCGCTCCATCAAGTTTACTTCTTCCTTCATGAGCTAAACTGAAAATATCCAGATCGTTGATCTCATTAAAGTAGGTTTCTTCCATGATCATACTACTGCGTCCTCTGCTTTCCATTTACTTACGATTTTGTCCAATGTTATAATCTGGTTCATTGCAGTCTGAATATCCATAGGATCTGGATCGCTTTCAATAATCTCGTCGCTTTGATAAATCCTCAAATGTGTAGAAATATCCATAGGTTTTACTCCGTACTCCAGACAAAAAAGTGCAGAATAAATTAGTGGCTGTTCAATATGAGCCGGAGTAACTCCACTTTTATAATCGTGAATTCTTAATTCTTTGTCGCGAAAATATATAGCGTCAGTTGTCCCGAAACAATTGTCAGAATAATAGAGCAGAACTTCTGAATCCATCTGAAAACCGATAGCATCATTTACATAGCGCTTCAAATTATCAAACTTAGAATCGAGATCAATCACGCTCATCGGTAAACCCTTGTCGAGCAAGTACATCATCACATCATTTTTGTCAGTCTTGTACATTCGCAGCCGATATTTAATTCTCTTTTCGGCATATTCATGAAGGGTTGTTCCGATCACAGTAGCGTACTGAGCTTTGTACCTTCGAAATATCAATTCTAAAGATTCTTCGTCAGTTCCATAATTAAGCCAGCTGTAACCGCTTGGATTAAATAGTGCATGCTTACCTACTAAATTTGAGTGCTTGTTCCAGTTCATTTAAAACCTCTTTCTTGTTTTCTGGATAAATGTAACTTGCATAGGACATCTCATTCATCCTTTTCACATAATATGGTTGATTTCCTCTGTCTTGCGATTGAAACATTTCTGCTTCATCACGTTTACACTCAAGCGCAGCCCAATTATTATTGTAAAGAACTAAAAGGTCTGGAATTCCCTGAATATATCCAGCATCATTCTTAAGAACAATACATCCAGGAAACCGACTTTTTAATTCTTTAATCAGCTTTGCTTGAAAATTATTCTCTTTCATTTCTTCTCTCCAAAAAGAAATAGGAGATGGAAAATATCCATGAAGAACACACTCCGTCCATTTTCTCTTTCTCTCCTATTATGCGCGGTGTATTTTTTACGCTGAAATTAATTGGCATTAAAAAATGTAAAAATAGCTATAAAAATACGTCTTATTTTTTGTGCCCACAAAAATTGGCCAGATTGCCCAGTTTTTTCTCTATTTAATTCAAAAAAAAAAAAAAAAAAAAATTAATAATAGGAAAAAAGGTGGGCAAACTGGCCAAGATTATTTTTTGTACCCACAAAAAATCAATTTTATTGCCACTTTTTTATCGTTTTTCGCGTTTTTCGTCAACTTTGGAAATATTTGTGCCCACAAAAAATAGCCAATTTTGCCCACTTTTTTTCTGGCCAAAACCCACTTTTTCTGGCCAAAAACGATTATTTGTGGGCACAAAAAATATCCATTTTTCAAAAAATGCAAATTTTGGCCAGTTTTTATCGATTTTGGCCAGTTTTTGAAAAGTCAAATCTGGCCAAAAAACACGATTATTTGTGGGCACAAAAATTATTTTTCGCTATTATTTGTGGGCACAAAAAATATCAGAAAAATCAAAAAATGAGATGCGTTGTATTATTTGCATCTCATTTATATTGTGTTATGGTCTTACGTTTTCGTACTTTTCCCACATTTCTTCCAGCGCTGTTCGCATGATTTCAGACTTTCCACAAGAAAACTCTTTGGACAAAATACTCAATTTGCGCCGTTCTTCTATAGTA